ACGCAATCAGATCATAATTTTAGGATGGTTCCCCGGTAAGGATTCGAACCTCAATAGACGGAGTCAGAGTCCGTAGTCTTACCGTTAGACGACCGGGGAAGAATGAAAACCCTTAAACGTCGGATTTCTGCGGGTCAACAGCGTTCTGTGCGACGCTGTGCGATGATTTCTCAGTCGCACGTGCGACGATGGTATCTTTCGGGGTAACTATCGCCTGTGCGATTACAAAGTTTTTGGGCAAAAAATCAGCGCGCTCTAGTGGCGTTAATGACTCGTAAAAATAATGTGGAATTAGCAGCGGGTCGATCTTTGCAGGGCGGTCAAAAATTCCCAATGCGTCCCTAATTTTTCCGACAGTTAAATCGCGAATTGCGTCTTTGGAAACGAGGCCAGCTTCATTAAACCAAATGCCATTAACGCCGTCCAACTTGCGGTTGCTGGTCATCCCTCTAACCTTTCTTCGATCACTGTGCGCTCGGCGGCGCGGGTTATGGCTTCGGCTAGGCCCATGACGGCAAAGCGGTTGTTGGCTGGCATGTAGGTGTCGATAATCTTTTGCGTGTAGTTGATGCTGTGCCCGCTGATCGCGGCAATCAATGGCACCGGCACGCGCAATTCGCCAAAATAGCACATGCCCGTGCGGCGGAAGTCGCGGAATTGGGTTTTGCGGATATGCTTGGCCAGCCTCCAATCGCCCGCAAGGATGGCGCCATACCATGCGACGATGCGCACCTGGCTAAAGCGGCGCTGAAACTGTTTGTCGCTGTAGCGTTTTGCCATGCGGTCATCTGGCAAGATGACAAAGGTTGGCACGTCGCGCGCTTCATTGGCCTTTATGGTCGTATGCACAAGGTCGCGCACGGCGGGCGGCACCGATGGCCATACGTGCAGCTTGGTTTTTTGCTGCGCCTTTTTGAAGCCCCATACATTGCCGTGTGCGTCGGACAGGGCGCACCGCGCTTCGGGCGGGACGTCTACCGCTGGAATGATGCGCCAATCAGCCTTAGTGTAAGCGAGAAGGTCACTTTCACGCTGCATAGTCCAAAAGCCAATGAGCATGGCAAGCCTGACCGATGGCAGATGCAGCGCAGTTGCGGCGCGGTCGAGCAAGTCAATTGCGCGGGCGTCAATGATGTGGGTTCGCCGGTCGGATTCGGGGATGCGCATTTTTAGCGCAGGGTTTACGGCGATGATGCCGCGATCAACGGCATAAGCCATAAGGACGCGCAAAACGCGCAATGTGTTGGCGGTGGCGCTTTTTTGGCCGCTGCGTACCAAGTGATCGCGCAGTTCAAGACATGCGGCGCGGCTGATATGTGCAACGGGAATGCTGCCTTGCTCGGTCCAGATCATCAACTTGTCGGCGCTGTGTTTGTATAGCCGCTGTGTTTTTGGCGCGAGTGTGTTGCGGAAATGGTCGCTGCGCATCCATGCGTCGGCAAGTTCGCGCATGCTGCGCGGGCGCATGTCAGACAGTGAAGGCCCGCCATTATGGCCAAGGCCAGCATGGTTAAGCCCAGCGTCCCAAGTGGCGATTTCAGCGTTGCGTGCCTCGGCCAGTTGAATAGCGGTCGCGCGATCCGTGCCGCAATCCAGATTAGCCCAGCCCGCGCGGCGCATGCGCGGAGTCGGTTTCCAATGATATTTGATGACGCCGCCAGCCAATTCGACGGGGAACAGGTTGGGGATACCAATGCGGCCCTTGCTGCGCTTGCGGGTCATGATGGCACCTTTGCCGTGCGCATTTCATCGAGCAAATTGTTCGGCGGTGGTTGAGAGCCATTGAGCAGCCGATTAAGTGATCGCCGTCCGACATCAAATTTTCGAGAAACGGCAGCCGGGCCACCATGCCGGTCCACAAGGGAGCGGAATTCTTCGGTGTTGGAAATAGTCAAGTCGGCCTCCATCTGCCAATCATCATTAAGGGCGACACGTTGCGCCGCCCCCGTGGTTTTGTCAATTCACCGGTTGTTCAATCGTAAACATGTTGCAGACGACATGATGGCATTGCTGATATCCAGCCATAAAACCGTCGAAAAATGCCTTTTCGATAGCCGTGGGTAGCAAGCCCGGCTTCGTCGGGCTGAAACGGAATTCGATGGCCGGTTTGTGCGTTGCTGGATCCACGAACTTGTGGACAGTGACGTCGATCGACTTGTCAAAGCGTTTGAGAAACGCCGCTTGCACCGATGCTACCGCCCCTTGCGCGACGGCAACCATAGGGTTTGTGGTTTCGGGTAAGTTGGCCATTTTAGTTTTCATTCTTTGGTTGAAAATTGTCGATCCAGTCCATTGCGGCCATGGATAGAGCGGCGCTGATGGCCAGTTTGCGGCGGATATAGTCGAAGTTGGTGGCTTCGTTTCCACCGCAATATTCCATGGCGTCGGTCAGGCGTTCGCGGGAGCGGCCAATCATATTGATAAGCCGTTCCTCCGCGTCGCTTTCGTCGCTGTGGCCGTGTTTGGTCACTTGTTCCATACGGAGCTTATTGACGTCCAGCAAGGCAGCCGGATGCCGCATAAGCCGGTCAAGCGTTGCCTGTTGCGCGCTGTTCAATTCATCGCGTTCTTTGAGGCGCGGCGGCGCAGCGGGTGTGCCGTCGAACAAGTCCGTCGATGCTTCGAGCGGCGGGCGATCAAATGCTGGGCTGTCCATTTTTCTGGCTCCTGCTTCCGACATGGCCAACACGGCCAAGATTGCTGCACCAATTCAAGCTGCGCTGTTCGGCGTAAAGCCGTTCGCGGCGGCGTTTTTCGGAAAGTGATATAGGCGGGCGGCTATTGGTCATGCGATGCCGCCAAAAAAGCCCGCGCCTTGCAGGTGAATTGACCTTTGGTCGTCTTCGGCTCCATCATCCCGAAAATGGGGAAAGCAAGGCACGGGCAGGTTGGACGCGTCGAACCCGGGGTGGGCAAAGCGACGCGCTTTGGCAGCTTTTCGAAGGCTCGCCAAATTCATAAAGGGGTGGCCGATGTGAGGGCTTCAAACTTTGCCCATGCCGCGCCGATGCCACCGGCGGCAATCAGGCACATGGCAAAGCCAATGGCCAGATTGTTTTCCAGAAAGCTGTAAAGCCGTTCGCGGATAATCTTTTTCATAGGGCACCCGATGTGCCAGCCACCAAGGCAGCGTTGCGGGCCAAGCGTCCTTCCACAGCGCGCCTTTCGGCAGGGCCAATACCGACTTGTTCGGCCCCGCGATGTTTCCACGCCATAAATTTCTGGCGCGACCAAATGCTGTGTGCGCAGATATTTTCCGCACCCTTGCAAGGAACACCCGATTTAAAGCGGGGATTTTCGGGCAACGGCATGGATTGATGCCGGTGCAAGCTGCGTAGTTTTTCGATAATGCCACAGTTGCGCTTATGCCAGTCGAGGCACATTTCGCGCGCAACCTCATTAAAGGTCATGCGATCACGCAGGCTTGGTATTGCGCGCGGCATTTCGTCTATTGCGGCAACAGGGAACGGCAATATGTTGCTGCCGTCGTGCGCCAAGTGAAAATTATTATTTGGTTGCATTGAAGTCTCCTGGTAACTCGGTCGCTTTAAATAGTAACCATATAAGATACCGAGTGCAACAAAAAAATTACCATAGGAGATACTGGCGATATGCGACACAAAAAAGCCGCGCTGCACAGATTGCGCAGCGCGGCCGAAAATTTTGGGCGGTCAGTTGGGCTTTATCAGACGGCGAAAGGGAGTATTTTTGGTCCAGCGCGGAATTGTGCGCTGCTTTGCGCCACGGCAGCAATCGTATTGCGGCCTTCGTCAGTTGCCAGGCGGTAATTCTTATTAATTTCGCTCAGCTTTGGATCGGCAGCAACCGGATTATCCAATTCGGTCAATAGGTCAGCGGTCGCAACGCCCAATGCAGCCGCAATCCGCCGCGCATAACCAAAGTTTAAGTCGCGTTGTCCCAGTTCAATGCGAGAAATCTGCACCTTGCTGAGACCAACAAGCTTTCCAAGCTCTTCTTGTTTCAATCCGACCTGATCACGCCAAAAGCGCACACGGTTCGGATAATCGGATAAGGTTTTTCGTGCCATCGAGGGAAATTTTACAATATGTGCGGTCATCTTAAAAATCCAAAATTGGTAATTCAGTGAAATTTATTATTGCCACATAGTATCTTCTATGGTTACTGACAAGCATGATTAGTTTAGCAGCACACAAGATCAAAGCGTTCCGTGAGGCATTCGGTTTGACGCAGGCCCAGTTTGGTGCGCGTTTCGGCGTTAACAAGCAAAGGGTTTATAAATGGGAGACAGGCTTAATTGCCTTCCCGTCCAAAGCTATCATCAACAAATTGCATGATGATGATATTGTGGATCGACACGATTGGTTTGAAACCGTCGATGGCCCGTTGCTGTGCGCGACATGCGAACGACGGTTGCGTGACCCGGTTGTGCAAGGATGCACGCACGGCAAATGCCCGCGCCAGTTATTTCAGATTATGGAGAAGGTAGCATGAAAGCCGATATCGATATCCAGATCGTGTGGAACGAGAATAAGGGCGAGGTGCAGTTGTTCATCCGTGATTTCCGCATTGGCCTGCCGCCTGCGGCATGTGAACAGTTGGAAAAGGAATTGGCGGCGGCGCGGCGGGTGCCGGACCGGGCGCGCGAAGCGGCGCAATTTCAGCCATCATGGAACAGTGACCCCGATACGCTTATCACAGATGGTGGCGTAATCACGCCAATTGCAGATAAGGATTGGTCTCACCGTGCGTGATAGCCGCGCCGCTTCGATCAAAGGATGGGAAACGCGTAAGCGGCGCGCGCAGGTGCTTGGCGCTTGTCCCGAACTTTATGGCCCTGACGGCAGCAAACGCGGGACCGAGCGGCATAAGGTCAAGTCGATATCTGAAATATTTCACAGATTGCAGGGTGGAGCAGCGGTAGCTTGCTTGGTTCATACCCAAGAGGTCGTCGGTTCGAGTCCGACCCCTGCAACCAATCATGGGTCCGGCGACCCGTTTTCCCACGTTTCGGGTGAGCGCCGGGCCAATGACGCGGGCATTCATGGCGAAGCTGTATTCGCCGTGGGTGTCCGCCATGCTGAAACGACAGGATAGGTTTGGATCATGAAGGTGGGGACCACAGACCTTCAGGCGCGCGCACGGGCGGTCAAGGACCGCGTGCCGATGTCGTCTATTGTCGGCGTCGACCTGAAACTAACCAAGAAGGGCAGCGAACAAGAAGCCTGTTGCCCGTTCCACGGTGAGCGCACAGGCAGTTTCATGATCAATGACGCCAAGCAATTTGCGCAATGTTTTGGCTGTGGCTGGAACGGCGATGTGATCAAATATGTGATTGAGCGCAAAAGCATGACGTTTATGGATGCGCTGCGGATGCTTGAGGCCGATGCAGGGATTTCGTTTGATACGCCGGCCAACCGCGCCGAGGTCGAGCAGCGCCGCATTGAACGCCAGCGCAGCGAGGAAGAAGCGGCCAAGCAAAAGCAGGAGTCGGCGCGCGGATTGTGGCAATTTGCCGCGCCGATGAAGGACACGCCCGCGCAGAAATATTTTGAGGGTCGCCACATTGATTTTAGCAAATTAGGTAAGTTGCCGGGCGCAATCCGATATCGGCATGATTGCTGGAACGCCGAATTACGGCGCAATATCCCCGCCGTCGTCACCGCAATAATCGGCATCGATGGCAAGCATATCGCCACGCACCGCACGTTTTTGGAGCATACGGGCAAAGGTTGGGTGAAAGCCAATCTTGATACACCAAAGTCGATTTTAGGTGGGTTCAAAGGCGCGGCCATGCCGATCCATAAAGGCAGTTGCACAAAGACGCTGCGCGATATCGACGCGGGCACGCCCGTCTATGTCAGCGAGGGGATTGAAGACGCGCTCACCATCGCAATGGTGGACCCAACGCGGCGGGTATTGGCGGCGGGGACGCTGGATAAAATTGGTTCGTTGATATTGCCAGCCCAAGCGGGCGACCTGGTGATCGTCGGGCAATGGGACAAGCGCCAGCCCGACAAGCCGCGCGATGCGGTTGCCGCATTGGAAGCGTGCATCGCATTGCAACAAGAGCAAGCCGACCAACAAATGACGACGGACGGCGAAGTGCGCGGTGTCAGCATCCTATGGCCGCCGCATGAATATAAGGATTTCAACGATGTGTTGCGCGGTGTGAAGATGGAGAGCGCAGCGTGAGCAAGTTGCAAAAAATCACTGACCTGCGCGAACCGCCGGTTGTCGGGAAATATTATCTGGTGCCATGCGTCCGTTATGATTGGCATGGAATGGTTGCATCATGGCCAGTTATCGGCCCACCACATCATGACGCCGAAATAGGCTTTATGCCGATACACTATCACATCGACGCGCGTTTTCTGACGCGTAAGCAGCAGCGCGTAGCTTTTAAGGAAGAGACGAGATGGCGCGGTGGCGAAACTTTTTTATTCCGTAAATATAACATCTGGCCTTTGTCGGAAATTGATCAGGACCGTGAATGTAATGTGAAAAAATACGGCCCGATCCCGCGCAAACCCACTTTAGAAAAGCGCAAATGCACAAATCTTGAATTGCATTGGCCCTTGCCGTTTAAGCCGAGTGAAGAACATATAATGTGGTCGCGGTTCACCGATCCGGCAGGCGCAATTCAACGCCCCGATGGACGGTTGCTGTGCCCTCATAAAAAGGTCGATTTGTCGCAATTTGAACCCGATGCCGATGGCATTGTGACGTGCCCGCTGCATGGGTTGAAGGTCCGTTGCCGATATCCACAGGTGAACAGTTGACCGATTCCAGCAACATCGAGGCGGTTGCCGCCGCAGCGGCGACTCCGCAGCCCGCGCCCGATATGCGGCGGCGGAAGGCAAAGTCGCAGGAGCAGCGCGAGGAAAGGCAATTGTTCAGCTATTTGCCCGAAAATTGTCCTGTGACCGCGTTGGGCGTGCAAGGGCAAAGCATTTGGGTGCTTGATGCGTCTAGCCAGATCATAAACATGAAAACAGACTGCAAAAAAGGGGACTTGATCCTGCTTTTTGGCGGCTGTGAATATCTCGACGAACGCTGGCCGCAATGGAAACAGCCGGGCAAAGGGCAAAGCGAGCCGGTTAAAGACGGGTTCAACCAAAAAGAAGTCCAGGTCGATTTATTGTCCGCCTGCTATGCCAAGGGCATATTTAACCCGGTCAACCGTGTGTTTGGCCGTGGGGCCCACCGGTCGCGGGATGACGATACACAGTTAATACTGCACATGGGCAACCGTGTCATGTTGTCCAGCGCCACCGACTGGCGCGGGGCACAGACCGATCAGCCGATTAGCGTTGTGAAGGCAGGCCGCGTTGGGGAAAGTTATTTCCCCGCGCTGCCGACATTGCCCGCACCCGCCAAAGACATCAGCACGGTCGAGGAAGGAAAGCAGCTTCGCGCATTGTTCAACCGATGGTTCTTTCGTGAACAAGATGCAGCGACATTATTGCTTTTGGGTTTTTCGGCACAGATGCACATTTGCGGCGCATTGACGTGGCGCAGCCATGTGCTTGCCACCGGCCCGACCGCTGCGGGTAAAAGCTATTTACAAAGCCTGTTTCGTGCGTTGCATGGCGATTGGACCTTGTTTGCCGAAGATGCCAGCGAAGCGGCAATACGGCAAATATTGGGTGACGATACCTTGCCTTTCCTGCTCGACGAAGCCGAGGGCGACGATAATGGAGAGCGCCAAATTGCGATATTGAACCTGATGAAAAAGGCGTCGTCGGGCGGCAAAATCATTAGAGGGTCACAAGATCACAAGGCGCAGGAATTTACGGCGCAAAGCTGTTTCATGTTGTCGTGCGTCCTGCACGCGCCATTGAAGGGCGAACATCGCAACCGTGTTGCCAAGCTGGACATGCTTCAGGTGCCAGAAGGGGTTGCGCCGTTAAGTTTCGATGTGTCCTATTGGCGCGAAATCGGACGCAAAATGCACCGCCGCATGGTGCAACAATGGCCGCGCCTTGCCGAAACGCTGGCGACATATAAGCGCGAAATTTCAAGCCATGGCTATAGTGGACGATGGGCCGACACATTTGGCACATTGTTGGCCTGCGCCGATCTGCTGTTGTTTGACGATGCGCCGCGCAATCGCACCGAAGATGCAGAAAACCCGACTGAAAAAGCATGGACCCGGTTGATCCTGCCGATGTTAGCCGTCGGCAAGGGTGAGGCGTTAAGCGATACCGAAACGGTTATGCCGTTCCTCCTCGCCAAGACATTGCAAGGCGCACATGGCGCGGCGGCGGAAACGGTTGGGCAGTGGATCGACCGGGCATTAAAGCCAATCATCGACCCAGTAACAAATGAAAGCCACGGCATCGACCAGAAAGCACGTGAACGCCTGAAAACCGTTGGCCTGCGCCTTATCCGTTTTGAAACAATCGACCGTAAACGCAAAATAAAAGACGCGTGGTTGCAGGACGAAAATGCCTATCTGGCGGTCGCCTATCCCACGTCATCGCCCTTGTGCGACCTGTTTTCGCGCAGCCAGTGGGAAGCCGGAAAATGGATACAGTCGATGCAAAAAATCGACGGATGCATCAGCGGGCTTAAAATCCGGTTCAACCCAGGCGGCAGCGAAAATGCCGTGGCGATACCGCTTAAATCGTTTTGGAACAGTAAAGAAGGAGCTGAGTAATGGGGTATTCCGTTTTAATAAACAAGGTGGCCAATACTGGCGCGCCTGATTTTTCCAGTGGCGTCAAAGTGGCGTCGCGCAAGATGAACATAAGCAAAAATGGCAAGGCTGGTGCCGAGTATATTCAACTGACCATCGGCCAAAAGTTGGCGGCGGCGCTGCACCCGTTAATCGAACATTTTACGGCCATTGCCGACGAGGTATGGTTATTGTTTGATAGTAGCTGGCCGCACACAAAGGCGGCGACATCCATCGGCCAGCGGCTGTGCACCGATATTGTCAGTGTCGGCCGCCTCAAATGGTTCCTTAACAGCAAGCATGACGCGACCGACGATTGCAGTTGGTACAGGTTCAGCACGGACAAGTCCGCGCCGACCAGGTTCCATTGGCCCAGCTGCACAAGGGACCAATCGGCGCGGTTGCTTTAGCCTGTATCGTCCTCTGCCTTTTCGGCCAGCAATGACAATAACCCGCCCAATCCTTGCGGCGATGTGTCGTCAGGCATGTTTTCCAATGTTTCCCCAAGCCAAGCAATAGCGGCGACAAGACGGCTGTGCGTCAGTTCTGCGCGGTCGTTGGCGACGGCAGCGGCAAAGGCCAAGTCGGTATGGATCATGCCGCTTCCTCCGCATTGACGGTTTCGATTGGCCGGTGCCACGCATAGACCAAGCCATTGCCGCGCCGTGTGCGTTTCTCGGTCCAGCCCAAGGCGGTCAATATGTCGGAAAAGCGACGTTTCAATGGCCAGTCGGGTTCGCCCAGACCCAGACCCGCCGCAAGATCAGCAAAAGTAAATCGGTCGCGGCCATCGGTCCACAGGTTGACGGCATCGGACAGGCCATCGGGCAAGGCCGGCATCGCATTTTCCGGCAAAGGCAGGCCGATGTCGCGCCACACGGCGCGCGCGACGCCATGGCCGAACAAGCGCCGCGCCTCTCGCACCGCAGCAACGCCCGCGTTGAGCCAAGCGGCATCGTCAAAACGGCGCATATCGGGGACTGGCGGATAATTTGCAGAAAACGCAAATTGCCCTGTCTGACGGATCGTTGGCAATACGGTGCCCGTCACCCAGCGGCGGAACGCCTTTGCCTCCGCCCGGCGCGACTTGAAGATCGCGTTGTATAGGCCCGATTCGGAAATGATAGAAACTTCGCGGTTTTGCCCGCTGGTGTCCATAATGTGGACAGCAGCTTCATCGTCATCCATTATTCTAACCATGTGTGGGCCGTGGCTGTAACCCAAGATCGAAGCGACGTCGGTGGCGACGAACCACGGTTCACCGTCCTGCAGGACGATGCGGACAGGTTGGTTCTCGAATGTCAAATTTAGTATATCGTTCATGGCAATTCCTACAGTCTGCCGGTCAAGCTTTCCCAATAGCTTGGTGACCGGGCGTGGCGGGTTGGAAATACCGCTGTAGGCAACGGCGCAGCTTTTGCTGCCCCATCCACGTCCGGCCATAAAGAAAGCGCCTCAGGCAGGGCCGTGGCGCTGGGTGCGCCTACATAAGCGGGTTCCCAATCCCGACAAGGCGACTTGCCTTGCAGGGCTGGATATGGCAGGCTTTGCAGGAATTTGCAAGGGGAATGATATGTTAGGTCTTTTGATATGGCCATTCGTTGTTATGTGGGGCGCACTAACGGAACGATTTTGGCCCGATGCAGTAAAGCGAATTCTCATCGTGACTGCGGTGTTGTTCGCGTTAAGCGTTCTTAACTTGTATATGATGCATAATCGCCTGATAGACGAAGAAGAGCGCGCCTTGCGGATGATGCCAGTGTCTATGTTGTTCAATTTTGTTATAAAGCTACTGTCCACCACGATAGTTTTCATGATCGGATTTGGCTTCGGCAAGTGGAAGCGCCGCGCGAAATAAGTCATATCAGGCTCATTTTTTGCTTTCATTGTGCAACCCAAAGCAAACTCACATTGTCGGGCAAAGTTTGCCAGCCATCACACATTTCCGAAACAGCGGCAAACTCAACGCCGGCCCATAGATCAAGAGACTCTTGCTTTGGCTCTTCATCGTTATCGCACAGCGTTGCATCATAAGCCGCTGCGGGATCGATCCCGTTATCAGTGCAGTATTTGACTGCTGCGGCTATCCCTCGGCTGCGGTCATCATCATTGCCATAGCTTTGGCCGGTCCATTCAAAATAAAACATTTTCATATTCTCCTTTTGCATTGCCCCGAAAGGGCGTTTCGCTGTTACTCAAATAGTGCCGCCAATAAATCAACAGTAAACATTTCGGGAAAAAGGCCCGCGTCGCGTTGATCGACGTGCATGGCGCGGCGATGGGGACCGTTGACGGCGGCGGCTATCATTTGCCGATCGCGCTCCGCAATAAAGCGGTCGATGCCGTCCAGTGCGTCGTCGCGTTCGGCAAGCCGTTGCTCTTTGGTTGTGGCGGCGGTCATGATTGCACCGCCCGAACCCGTTGTTCACGTTCAAGCGCCTTCAAATAAAAAGATTGCCGCTCACTGATCGTCCGGTTGGCTTTCGCGATGCGAAGTGTTGCGATTTCGGCGTGGATGTCCTGATCAGTTTGTCTCATGATTGCACCGCCTGCGCCTTGGCATGGTCTGCCATGGTTCCATGATCGCGGAACGGATAGCGCGACGTGCCAAGCGCCGCCGCCATTTCAGCCGGTGACGCAAAACGCCGCGCGGGTTGTATCTTTGATAGTTTCATATCTCGGCCTTTCTTCGCCAATGATTGTTTAGGTAACTAGTAACCAAATAAGATACTACTAAAGGCAAGTCAATAGGTTTTTTTCATACGCCCAATCAGCCGTGCAGCGCGCCGCCGGCGCGCGGTGCGCACGGCTTCATCATTCTCTCTCTATCCGCCACAAAGCTGTGTTTTGGGGCGTGGCGCTATGGCTTTGTGCCGCTGCACCCGAACCCGCACCCGTTGAAACAAGCAAGATATTGGGCCGATTTTTGGCTGTTTCTGCGGGTCGGGGGGTGTTCTAAATGTTCTGCATTGACTTATCGTTATATGTTGTTTTTCAATATCTTGGCGTTTTGTTCTATCGTTCTGTTCTATCGCCGATTTTCTCCATGTGCGTATGTATGTGTGCGCCTTATGCGCACGCGACGTGCAGAACGCAGAACAAGCGCCTGATTTACGTTCTATTACATATACTTAGACCGTTCTATGGATAGAACATTTAGAACGGCGGTTGATATCGCTTGCAATATTGGTTTCTCATTTGGTAACTGCTTCGGCCTATGGCGTCATGCGTTCCGACTTCGGCGAATATTCTAATGGGTGGAAATTCCGGTTTCCGCTCTCGATGGGTGTTTGGTCGGGGTGTTTGTCTGGATCGGCAGAATTTTTTGGGATCGGCGCGCCGGATTGGTGCGCTCGATGGTGCTGGTGTAGTCGTTGACCTAGCATGTCGGAACGGGTCGCACAGCTCTCGGGCTGTTGCGGCCCGTTTCTTCGAAAGCACGGATTTCTGCGGGTTTCAGCGGGTCGGCTGTCGCATCGTCGCATGGCCAGCGTCGCACGGTAGCATGAAAAGCGCGAATTTCTGCGGGTTACAAGGTGCCGGTCGTCTAACCGTTAGTTATCCGCCACGCTGGCTGGTCGCTGTTGGGCAGGGCGGGGTGGCCTTGATCACGCGGCCAGATCGGGCGGGGGGGGTGCCCCCTTTCGCGACGACGCACCCCCGCAATGCCCGTCGCGGATGCGCAGGACCAAGATTTGAAAAAAAGGCCGAAACCGGACCATCGGCTTTGCTAAGCAATCACAAGGTTTCGGAGGTCGGCGAACTTCAATTTGTTCAAACGGGGTCGGGGGTGCGGGCGGACCGATTTGGCCAAAAATTAGCCGAAAACTGCGGTGTTTCCGGTGGAAGTGGCGTGGATGCCAAAGGGGTAAGGGGTAAAGTCGCCGGGCATGTGCCTTCCGATGTAGCCGTTGCCGCGATGCTATGCGGGGCGGTGCACCGTGTCAACTGAAGTTTCGAGCCTTGAAGCGGCGGTGCGCGAAACGGTGATTGGAGCCGGTTTTTTTGGCGCTGAAACGACCGTAGAGCAGCTTGACTTATTGCGCGACAAAGATGGTCGGTTGCCGCAAGATGCGTATAGGCAAGTGCGCAGCGGTCGAGGGCGTCCTCCAGGTTCCACCAATAAGCTCAACCGAAAAATTGCGCAGATGGTCGTGCAGGTCCACGGCGACCCGGTAATGGAGCTGGCCAGCATCGGGTTTATGCCGCTTGACCAAATGGTTGAAATGTTGGTTGTTGCCACAGGGCAAAGCAAGATCGAAGAAAAACTAACAGATATGGCCGAACGCTTGATGGCCAAAATTGAGGATTTGCAGGGTAAAGCGAGTCAGGACTATCTGGATGCACTAGGTGATATTGCCGACAGCGTGTTTGATGCAATCCGCCGCCACGCCATGAAGCCCGGCGACTTGGCCGAAAAGGCGATGAAAATTAAAAAGTCGGCGCTGGTCGATGTTGCGCCATATGTCCACGGCAAGCAACCGATCGTGGTCGATGTCAACAAGAAACCTGACGTTATCCTCAATATAGCCGGATTGACTAACCCCGCCGCGCTGGCGGCGATGGCGGACGACACCGAGCTGTCACCAGAGCAACTCCAGAATATGCAGTTTTTGCCGTCGCATGGTGGGCAGGTGCAGGATGCTGATTATAGCGAGATAGCCGATGAAAGCTAAACCCTTCATCGACAATGCGCTACACGCGCTTATGGCGGCCAGCCTGATTACTGCACCGATACTCGACCAATGCGCCGAGGCATTGATTGAAGCCCGACCGCTGCGCGATATGTCGAGCAATACGGTCGAGCAAGCGCGGAAAATTCAAGAAGCTGACCGGATTAGTGAGCGGTTAGCACAAATCGACATCGCTAACGTCGAGACCGAAGCCCTTGGTCGTTTCGGTGAATTGCTGGCAGCCAGCAAAGGGTTGACGATGAATTGGGTCGGCCCGGTCGCACATGCGTTCCGGTCCGACAAGGCGGCGGTATCAACGATTATGGGGCCTTATGGCTCCGCCAAAACGACGACCTGTTTCCAAAAAATCATCAATTCGCTGATTTGGCAACCGCCCGGCCCGGACGGGGTGCGGCGTGCGCGCTGGTGTGTGGTGCGCGATACCTATGGTCATTTGCAATCCAACGTCATGGCCGATTGGTTTATGTGGTTTCCCAAGACCAAGGAAAATTACAACCAGACGACCAATACCCACAAATTGTCATTCGCCATTCCGCAAGCCAATGGCGATATCATGCGGCTTGAGCTGGAAATGCTTTTCCGCGCGGTCGATAATCAATCCGCCGAAGAATTGTTCAAGGGTATGGCGCTTACTGGCCTGTGGTTGAACGAAATGGACACCTTGCACATCGACGTGTTCAAATATGGCTTTCCGCGCGTCGGTCGATATCGCGCGCCGGGCACGCGGCTTGGGGGCTGGTCCGGCATGATCGGCGACATGAACGCCCCTGCCGAAGATAATTGGACGTATGACTTTAACGTCAACAAGAATATCGGTTTGTCGCCCGAACAAATGGACGCCTACCGCGCAAGTTTCGGCGACAATTTCCGTGTGACGTTCCATGTGCAGCCAGGTGGATTATCTGCCGGTGCCGAAAATATCGGCAATTTGCCGGTCGGATATTATGAGCGCATCCAGATCGGTATGACCGAAGGCGACAAGCGCCGGTTCATCCATAACAAATTCGGCGCGGTGCGCGACGGAAGCCCGGTCTATGCAGGTTACAATGATAGCCGCCATTGCATCGCCGACATGGCGGTCGATCGCCGTTTGCCGATCTATATCGGACTTGATGGTGGCAGCACGCCCGCCGCCCTTTTCGCGCAAAAAACTGCGAAGGGACAGATCCGTGTCGTCGATGAAGTGGTGATTTTCAAAGCCGGTAAAGACGATGTGCTCGATAAATTGGGTGGCAAGGAATTTGGCCAAGAGTGCGGCGAATATTGGAACGATAATTTTGCCGGTTGTAAGCTGGGTGAATTGGGCTGGGCCGACCCTTCATGCTGGTATGGTGACAGCGAAAAAAATCAGGAAGATCGGGCATTCATCCATAAGTTCGTCGCCGGATTCAACGAAACTGCGATTGGCGTTAAGCTGAAAATGAAGCCAGCGCCGGTTAAGCAAAACCTGATTGGACCGCGTATTGAGGCGGTAGCTGAAAAGCTGAAAGGCGATGCAGAGCCGGGATATGTGATTTCGGACAAGTGCCGCAAGCTACGTGAAGGCTTTAACCGCGGCTATGTCATGGTGCGCACGCAATTCAGCACCGGCGGTGGTCGCTGGAAAGATCAGCCGGTCAAAAACGATTGGAGTCACATTCACGACGCGAACCAATATCTCGTGCTTGGCCTGACCAAGTTCGAGGGTTGGGAAGATGCCCAAGCGGGGCAGGCAGAGCGCGAACGTGCGCGGTCGCGGTCGCGCGTCAAGGTCAATTACGGTTCGGGTCCATTTGCACATCAGGGGTAAGCATTATGTCGAAAGCGTTGCCATTTCTTTCACCAGTTCTGGCCCTTGCGGGGGCTTTCAAGAAAAAGCCCGCCGCACAAAAGCCGGTTTACGCGCAACCAACAGCTACGCCGCGCAGCAACAGCGTGGTCGCTAATGCCTTGGCAGGCCGACGTGGCACAATCGAAAACCAGCGCACAGGCGCGGGCGGGGTGGAGTCATCCACCGGCAAAAAGACCGCATTGGGCGGATAATCAGGAGTGAGTGATATGAGTAAAGCTAAAGTTGAGGGCGCTGCTGTCGCCGAAACACAGGATGCCATCGTGGCGGTCGAAAAACAGGCTGGCGTTGATCCAGCAAGCATCCAGCAAGAAAACGCCGCCGAAATTGAAAATGCTTTGCAAGCTGACGTAGCGGCGGCACCGGCAAAGGGTTCTGATGTCGATCTGCTCGAAGTACAGCGACAAGTTGCTGACTTCACAGAGTCTTTAATCCCGCTTGCAAGATATCTACGGGATGAGGCGTTCTTGCCACCCGCAGATGAGGCAATTCCCGTCGCTATGATCGCCGATGCCGCGTTGCGGGCTTTGCAAGAAGCAAAAGCCGTTGAAGTCGAATTGCATAGCCAGATCGAGGCGCTCACGCCCGATCCATCGCAACTGAAAATCAAAAAAACAAAGCAGATATCGGTTGCCAGCAAGGTCGATGATGAAGAATTCGAACGTGCAACGACGGTCGTTTTTGGAGACAGCAACGGCAATCTGATCACCGATTTGCCACCATTGTCGTTTTCGTCGGACAAGTTCAGCGGTGCCGCGAACGGTCGCACGTTGAATGCCGAAATCGAATTCCCCGTACATGCGCCGGCACGTAGCGTCGCGGCGGCGTTCTTGGTGGATGCCAAGGGCAAAGCGCTGTCGGTGTGCGAATTTGTATCGCCTTTGTCGGTATCGGGCGGTGGCAGTGCGCGGATCAACAGCGGTTCGTTGCTGTTCCGGGCGCCTAAAAAGTCAGAAGCGAAAACCGGCGCAGCCTAAAGGCAGCAATATCATCACAGCAGGAGCGGTAACATGATCGATATCAAACAGGCGAAATCAGCGCAAAGCCGGATGGAGAGCAACCGGTCGAATGTCGATGCCCGTCGTTCTGAAATCGCGCCGCTCCTGCTCGATGAAGAAGGCCATTTCCCGACAATGAGCCGGATGGAAGGCCAATATTCCAACAATCGCCGTTTCGATAGCTATCCGGCTTTGGCGTTGCTGGATGGCGTTGCGGGTTTTGAGGATTTTGTCATGCCCAAGGGGCAGCGTTGGCAAAAATTTAGAGTTCCGGATGAAGCGGTTAATAATCGTCGTGCGAACCGCGTGTGGCTGGAAGCGATGGAAGGGCGGTTATTTGCGCTGCGCAACGATCCCGAAAGCGGCTTTGTCTGGAACATGCACCAATCTGCGTGCAGCCTTTTTGCCTTTGCGATGCAATCGATGTGGCCTGACCTTCGCCGTGACCAGCGCGGGCGGGCTGTTGGCCTGACCTATGAGGCAGAGCATATTGACGGGATTTATCTGGAGCTCGACGGCGCGGGACGCCCATATCGGATTCATCGCAAGATCATTTTGTCGGCGCAGCAGGCGATGGACAAGTGGAAAGACAAGTCCCCCAAGGAAGTTGTCGACGCCATGACGGGCCTAAACAAGAATCCTGACCGCGATTTTACTTTTGTTCATTGCATCGAAAAAAACAGCCGATTGCTGACAGGCAGGCTTGATGCAGCAGGTATGCCATGGCTGGGCGGATATTATCTTGAAGGCGGGGATGATAATATGTTTGCGACGGGTGGATATGAAACCCTACCGCGCATTGTCAGTTCGTTTGATCGCGGGCTTAACCAGCATTATGGCAAATGCCCGGCAATGTTCGTGTTGCCGGAAATTCGCGCGTGCCAGGTCATGAAACAAGACCGCGTTTTGGCGGTCGAGCAAAAAACCAAGCCGCGAATCATTGCAATGGACGATGCGCTTGATCGCGGTATCATGAACCTTGGCCCTTATGGTGTCACCTATGGCGGGCTGGACGAGCGCGGCAACCCCACGATGCAGCCATGGCTTGAAGGCGCAGACTTAACCGAAGCCGCCGCGCTGCACCAAGAAGAACGCGAGATGATTGATCGCGCATTTTACCGCGACCTTTTCCAGATCAACAAGGAGTATAAGACCCATATCACCGCAACGCGGACGATGGAGGAAATTGCCGAAAAGGGCATATTCCTCGGCCCGTTGGCGCGGCAAGAAGATGAATGGCTGTCGCGCATGTTGCCGCGCGAATTATGGTTGATGGAGCAATTGGGGTTGATGGACGACATGCCGCCTGAGCTGCGCGAGTATTTTGCGCAGGAAGGTGGCATTGACGTCATGTACGACAATAATCTGAGCCGGATGCAGGAAGCGTCCGGCGCGGTTGGATTGTTGCGCACCGCCGAAATGGTAACGTCGCTTGGTTCCATTGATGCCGAATATGTCGAGGCATACAAGCGCGCCTATGACCCGAACATAATTGTCGGTTGGCTGGGCCGCAACAACGGCATTCCAGCGATGTTAGAACGCAGCGACGACGACAAAAAAGCGTTCGACAATGACAAGGCGATGGCCGCGCAAATGCAGGAAGCATTGGCAGCCGCACCGGTGATCGCCGACGCGGCGAAGAATTTTGCGCAAGCGGAGTCAATCAGTGTCGCATGATGCCGGTTTTTTTGCTGATGCGCACCGCCCGCGCGCAAAAACCTCGCCGGGCGAATTGCTGCGCGCCAAGGCAAATCGGCGCATATATGCCGCCTATCAGTCGATATTTGGCTTAGTCGATGGCAAGCTGTCCGATGATGGCCAGATCGTATTAACCGACCTGATAACAGCAGCAAATTTGGGAGAAATGAGCGGCGCGCTTTCGGATAGCGAGCTGCGCGAATGGTATGGTCGTCGCAAAATTCTTTTGCACATCATTAACCGTCTGGACCGCGACGGCACCAAGGCCGGTCAACTTACGCAACAAATCAGGGAGTCCCTAACATGAGTGACGCATTATCAGGCGCATTGAGCGGCGCTGGCACCGAGCAGCAGCAGGACCAGCAACAGCAACAGCAACAGCAACAGGCGTCCGCCTTTCCTGCATGGCTCGGCGAAATACCCGCAGAACTGCAAACCGACGATATGAAGGCGCGCGCGACGCGCTTTGCGCAGCCAGTCGATATGTTCAAGGCATTGACCGAAACGCAGGATTGGGCACGCGGCCGCGTTGCCTTGCCAAAAGAAGGCGATGCCACCAGCTTTGCAGAGTTTGCCGCCAAGGTCAGGCCGGAAACAGCCGATGCCTACAAGATCGAAGTCAATGACGGAAGCGGCACTGAATTGGCCGATGCATTTAGGCCTGTTGCCTTTGATGCAGGATTACACCCCGAGCAGGTGAACAAAGTCGTCGGATTTTGGAACCAGACGCAAGCCGATATGGTCAGCAAGCAAACGCAGCTTGGCAATACCGAATTGAAAAGCATCGAAATGGAAATCGGTGAAGCCGCCTATGCGCAGCGCGTCGAAGCGGTAAGCAACCTATTGCGCAATGCCGGTGTCGAAGTGGACGATATCGCTCCTGCAATGGAAAAGATCGGCGGCGGTGCCGGTAAGGCGATGAAGGCGTTGTTTACGCTGGCCGAAGCAACTGGCGAATTGGGCAAAGTCGATGGTGTTACAGTGTCGATGCGCCTTGGGTCGATGAACGCAAAAACCGCGCAGGAAACGCTGACAAACCTCGATAAAGACCCTGCGTTTTTCAAAGCAGCGCAGATCAAAAATTCGCCCGAATGGAAAAAGCGCGACGACCTCATTCGCATAATTGCAGGCGGTCAATAATTTTGGCTTGACGTCAGTATGTCATTTGGTAACTAAGGCAAAGGAGGGGCGGTTTTTAGCGCACGCGCCATACAGCCCGCCCTTCAACACTCCGGCCTACCCGCATATAGCGGCCCCGGTGCAAGGCGAAAGCAGCCACGCCCAGGTGGAGCGCATCCTCCGAGATCGGCCCGTCATCCGACGCCTACCCGGTCGAAATCCCGTTTGATTTTGACCTATAGGAGACAGGGCCATGCCCGAGAATTATGCCGATACACATCGCAATGTAACTTTTAACAACAACGTCACCGCCACGCTCCGTCAGGAACCTGGCATTCTGTATCCGCTTTGCGGCAGTTCCGCCAGCTACAGCGGCAGCAAGGCCGCACGGATCGAAAACCGTTTTGGTCGTTTGAAAATGCAGACCAAGGCCGAGCGCAACGGCGATACCAACAATGTCGATTTGAATAGCGTTGCGCGTCACATCAAGGTCGGACCAAGCGCCGATGTCGCGCCGTTAATTGATCGCGACGACCAAGGCACAACCGAAGTCGAATTGACAAGCCCAGCAGTTACCGAAACCGCCGACGCAGCACGAACCTATCACGATGATATGTTCGGCATTGGTTATTTCGGAGATGCTTGGGAAGGTGAAACCGGCAGCACGGCGATTCCGTTCAAGGCCGCCAATATCCTCCCCCACGGCGGCACGGGTGTTACGAAGGCAAAGCTGATCGAAATGCGTGAATTGGTGCGCAAGCGGAACAACAAGACGATGCGCGAAAAGCCCGTCATGTTCCTGTTCCCGGAGGATGAAAGCCAGTTGCTGAGTATCAGCGAATATGCCGATATCGACACCAATAATTTCAAGCCGCTGGTCGAAGGCGAAATCATGCCGTGGCTTGGCTTCCGCTTTGTCTGCATCAATCCGGATTCGGAATCGTTGCCGACGTCGTTCAGCAACTATTTTGCCGATAGCGGTGCAACCCGCCGTCTCCCGGTCTTCATGCCAAGTGGTATGCACCGGGGCATCTGGACCGAGTTTTGGGGCAAAATTTCGGAACGCAACGACAAGAAGCACAGCGAGCAGATTTACGGCGAAGCTCGCAGCGCCTGCGTCCGCACCGACGAAGACAAATGCTTCCTGTTCCTCAGCCAAGGATAAGGTGAACCGGGCGGCAGCGATGCCGCCCGGTCAACTGACGTAGAGCGGCGTCGTCAGCCGGACAAGCAGAAGGACAAATCCAATGACCACTCGTTACGGTACTCAATTCAGCGCCACCGACTCGCTTAAAAAAGCGAACGGTACATCGCACAATAGCCCAATCAAGGCATTCAAAAACCGTTTTGCACTCGGCACCGAAGGCGGAACAGTCGGCCCATATTTGATCGCAAAAATTGGCATTGGCCATGTGATCGACGAATTCCGGTTGGACACCGATGCCAACCTGTCGGCGATTAACTTCACGATCGGCACCATTGCTGCACCGGCCAAGTATCGCGCCGCGACCGCAGGGCCAAACGCTGCCGTTGTCGTATTGCAGCCGTTGTTGGCGAACAACATCGAAGCGTCTGAAGTCGCGGAAGATATCTATCTGTTCGCCAGCGCCAACATGCCCAGTGCCGGAATATTGAAAACGACGGTTTTAACCGTCGCACGTTAAAAAGTTTACCGGCCAGCTTTTGAGTTGGCCGGTGAAGCGGCGCGCCGGATGATCCGGTTTGGATCAACGCTCGGCGTAGGGGTGAAAGTCCGGCGCGTCGCAATCTGTTTCCCTTTGGAGCAAAGCCACGATGACCGCAGCGCCCGTCCCATCGCAAACACGCATCGTCAACGCGGCCTATGCCGAATTGGGATCGACGACGACTATCAACAACATCGATGACAGCGCGGCGCACCGCGCCAAAAGGCTTTGGGACGATATTGTTGCCGAAATGCTTGCAGAGCATCCTTGGAATTTCCAGATACGGCGCAAGCCATTAAACGCGACTGCCGACGTCGATTTGACCAACAGCGAATGGGATTATGCGTGCGCCTTGCCGCCCGACTGCGCACGCTGGCTGCCGCCGTCTCGCGAAGATAAGAATTTCTTTCGCGGCGAAGCTGAAGGCCGCTATTTGCTGGTCGATAGCACGCCGCCAATCCAGCTGCGCTACATCACAAGCGATGTCGATATCGCAACATGGTCGCCGCATTTTGTGCGCGCGATGATCCTGCGCCTAGCTGAATCGCTTTGCGATGGCGTGACGCAGAGCGAAGGCAAAAAAGACCGGCTGCGCGAACGTGCCCAAGCCGCATTGAAAAATGCCAAGCGCATCGATGGTATGCAAACAGGCCTGACCCATCGCAGCGCCGTGACGGTGCAATCGTCGTGGCTGCAAGCGCGGATGCACCCAAACACCTATATCGGGCGTTAGCCCATGTCGCGCGTTTCGCACTGGCAAGTCAGTTTCAATGGCGGTGAATTGTCGCAGCGGTTGCGCGCACGCATCGATCAAGCGGTTTACGATATCGGCCTTGATGCCATGGTCGGCTTTGCGCCGACACTTGAGGGCGCGGCAGAGGCAATGCCCGGCACAATCCGAATTGCCGCAGCCAAGGGGCCGTGCATATTGCAGCGGTTCGAATATAATGTGACCCAAGGCCATGTGCTGGAATTCAGCAATATGGCAATCCGTATTTTCACCAATGACGCGCAAGTCATGGACGGGACTGTGCCGTTTGAAGTCGAGACGCCCTATAGCTATGCGCACGTGCAACAGCTGGCGTTTGAGCAAAGCTATGACGTGCTTTATTGCTATCACCCTTTGCACCAAACGCGCCAATTTGTGCGTCTTGCCGCCGATGACTTTGCGATTGAAACGCTTGAACTGGAAAATGGCCCGTTCGAACCGCGCAACAAGGACAAGACTTTACTGGTTACCGCTAGCGGAGTCACGGGCAGCGTTACGCTGACGTCATCAAGCGCCCTATTCGTGGCAACCGATGTTGGTAGCTTGTTTCAGATGGAGGCCGATGATTTCGGCGATATCACCGCTTGGGAGCCATATATAAGCGTCACCAACGGGCAGATGTTGACCTGGAATGAGCGTGTCTATCGCGTGGTGGGCGGCAGCGGACGAACAGGAACGCTGGCGCCGGTGCATACTGAAGGCGTCGAATGGGACGGCATAGGTGTCGGCACTGATATCAACGACAAGCCAGCGGGCGGTTGCCAGCTGGAATATGTGCATGATCGCTTTGGTGTTTTGCGCATCACGGGGTTTACCAGCGGCACGGTTGTTACGGCGGACGTTCTGCGCACATTGCCCTTTACGGTGTCTGAAGCCTATGATTATGAGGACGGTTATTGGGATCCGGACTTTGGCGTTTGGGTGCCACCAGCAACCGGCGTCACCTATAGCTATGGTAGTTGGCGCTGGCGGTTTGGAAGCTTTTCAAACACGCGTGGTTGGCCGCAATGCGGGGTGATCTGGAACGAGCGGCATGTGTTGTTCAAGGGCAGCACGGGATATGCCAGCGTCGCGGGCGATCTCAACGATTTTTCGACCTATAATGAGCTGGGCGACATAACCAGCGACATGGCCTTTATCTTTACGATTAAAGACCCGAACGCCGTCTTGCGCGCGGTCGCAGATGACAAGTTGTTGATGTTTACGGCCAGCGGTGTGTGGGCATTGAACCCGTCCAATGCGGCCGCAGGAATCGGCCCTGGCAATTACCGCGTGGACCGGCAAAGCAATGGCGGCGCTTCAGCGGCGATGGCGGCGGAAATTGACAGCCGGATCGTCTATATTGACCGCAGCAAGCGCCGGATATTCGAAGCGGATTTCGAAGCGCAGCGCAATGTTGAAAGCGTGCTCGACCTCACGCGCTACGCACGGCAAATTGGCAGTAGCCGGTTCGTGCAACTGGCGACGCAAAACCAGCCCATGAACATGATCTTCGCGGTGCGTGGCGATGGCAGCTTGTCAGCGGCGGCATATCTGCCCGAGGAACAGGTATTGGGATGGTGCCAGCGCCCAATGGCGCCAGGCGTGGCCGCGCGCAGCATTGCCAGCATGACGGACCCGAACGGCGAGTATGAACAGATTTGGGTGGCGGCACAATATGGCGGAAGCTGGCATATCCTCTTGATGGAGGAATGGCGACAGGACAATGAGAGCCGCCCGAATGCCGTTATGGTCGATATGGCGAAACGCTGGGACGGCGCGGCGGCAACTACGTTCACGATTTCGCATCTACCCAATGCCAATATTCATGTCGTTGCCGATGGGCGGGTTTATACGACGCTATCAACCAATGGCGCTGGCGCGTTTACGTTGCCGCAATCGGCCTCAATCGTCGTCGCCGGTTTGCCGTTTGAAGCCTATGTCCGCCAACTGCCGACAGAAAAGGGCGGGGATAACGGCCCCGCGATCGGCAAGATGGCGCGGGTTTCGCGCGGCTCGGTCAAGGTGCTGAATACGCGCGGGCTGGCAATTAGTGCATCGGGCGGGCCACCGCCGCGCACGCTGGAATCGCTGCGCACCGATAGCGTTACCGATAGTGCGTTCGATCCAGTCAGCGGTTTCGCCATCGAAGAAGATTTGGGCGATTATGTTCGCCAGCCTTGGTTGAAAATCGAGCGCATTGCACCAACCGAAGCGACTATCCTTGGCATTGGCCAGATATGCGATGTGGAGGAAAGATGATCCGCGTTGCACCTTTCGTCCCCAATGACTTGTTGGAAATCAATGTGCAAGCCGCGCAGCGCAGCGATAATTACCGCGTGTCGTTGTTTGAAATGGGTAAGGCGCAGTCGGCCAGCGGTATGGCATTCACCGCGCGCGATGCTGAAACAGGCCGCATCCTGATTTGCGGCGGCGCGTCGGAATGGCACAAACAGCATGCGTCGCTTTGGGCTGTGCTCGCGACAAGCAAGCGCGGCAATATGCAGTTAATAACAAGGCGCGTGCGCAGCTTTATCGACCAATTGCCCTACAATCGCGTGGACGCAATGATCCATAGCGATTTTGCTGCGGCTAAACGCTGGGCACATATCATCGGGCTGTCCCATGAAACAACGCTGGCACAAGCAATGCCCGATGGCGGCGATGCACTTATATTTAGGAGGAAAGCATAATGGGTGCGGCAGCATTACCAGTTATCGCGCTAGGCGTGGAGGTTGCGGGCCAAGTGGCGGGCGGCATCGCGGAGAACAAGACTCAGCGCGCAGGCGCACGGGTTGATGATGAAAACGCGCGTCTGACCGTCTTAACGGGTGAACAAGAAGCGTTGCAAACGCGCAAAGACGAACGCAGCATGGCGGGAGACATGATCGCCGCGATGGCGGGTGGCGGCACGTTGCTGGACGGCAGCAATGCCGACTTGATCGCGCAATCAGCCTATCAGCGCGAAATGGAGATTTTCAATATCCGGACGCAGCGCAGCGCCGAGGCGCGCAATTTGCAGCAATCGGCCAAGGATAAACGCCGCGCGGGCAAGAATGCGTTGATCGGTGCCGGGTTTAGCGCGGTTTCAACGGCTCTTGAGGGCGCGTCAGACATCCGTGCCAAACGGCTTGAGGCGGCCCAACGTGCGCGGGAGCGGTCAGCGACGTTAAGCGGGGCAATCAAGATGCCGTCGTCGGTCATTAACAAAGCACCGCGTCCGGGGGTCGCATACTGATGCCGCCCGGTTTCCAGAGCAGGGTCAATACCAATGTCGTACCGGTGCAGGCGCGGCAAGGTGGCGGTGTCGGTGGCGCGATTGCCGAGGGCATTGCACAGCTGGGTAAGGTCGGCGGTCAGATCGCCGCGCAAGACGCACAGGTGCAGGAGCGCATCGCCGATAGCGACGCTCGAATCGCCGAAGTGCAGCGCCGCCGCGAGATATCGGCGCACAGCGCAGACCGTATCGGCGCATGGGCACAGTTACAGGCGGACGTCGGCAATGAGTTGATGGACGTGCGCACGCGCAGCAAGCCCGGCGCGGTGGGTCACAAGGAAGAAGCTATCAAGCTGATCCGCAGCAAGATGGACGATTTTCTTGGCACGCTGGCCGAGGAACCCGAAGTGCGCGAACGGTTCGAGCCGATGCTAATCGAATTCGAAGCGCGTACCTTGCTCAACGAAGGCGAGTGGGAATTGCAGAAGCGCGCCAAGCATCAGGGCGATAGCTGGGCCAGCTATGTCGATGTGGCTGGCAATCAAGTCATGCTCGACCCGACGCCGGGCCGGTATCAGCAAACGATCATGGACGGCGAAGCTGCGCTCGAATTGATGGACGTCGATGGCACGGAGAAAGCTGCATTGCGTGAAAAGCTTGTCGCAGCAACGACCGAAAAGCTGCGCGATGGCATGTTGCAGGCTGGCCAGATCGACCAGCTCGAAGCCTTGGCCAAATCGGGCTTTCTCAACGACAAGGGAATCGACCTCAATCGAACATTCAAAATGCTCGATATCGAAAAACGCGAAAAGCAGCAGGCTGTAGAAGAAGCCGCCATGCTCCAACGCGAGGCGGCGCGTGAAGTGGCCAAGCAGATTGATGCGCGGATCGATGGCGGCGAGATTATTGATCCTAAATCAATGGCAGCGGCAGCGGCGGCGATGCGGGCGGCGGGGGTCAAGGAATCGGAAGTCATTGCCTTTGAAAACAAGACCGTCGAGGCGCGGGTCAACCAGACCTATAATCCGCAAGCTGACCCGATGGGAACGCAGGCCAGTATGGCGGCTTCGGCGCTTGAAGCCAAAATATTCAGTGGCAGGGCTACGCCCGACGAAGAGCGGCGATATAAGCATTTGAAAAAGATCGGCGACACGCGCGCGGCCGAGTTCGGAAAGAACCTCAAACAAACCGCTGCGCAGGGCGTGCAGGGCAAGCAACAGGTCTTGGGGCAGATTGACGCCATGGACGTTTCGCAACGCTTCACGGCAGCTGAGGCGGCGGCGCAGGGCTTGGGCCAAGTCGCCTTTGTGAAGTCGCAGGCGCGCGAAGCGGTATTGTCGGGTATGGAGGATATTGTCGCCAACCCGAAAATCATCGACCAAAAGCTGGCGACCAAACAATTCGAGCGCCAAACCAAATCGGCATCGTTTGGTCTTTCCCAAGAAACGCAGCAAAATATCAAACGCGTGGCCAATGGATATTATGCCTATTATGCCAAGCAGGCAGGGCTTGGTCCCGACGAATTCAACCCGGCGATTTATGATGCCGCGATCAAGGTCGCATCGGGTGCAGAAACGCGCGACGGTATCTGGTACGGGGGAATTCAGGTTGTGCGCGGTCGATCGGTTGCCTTGCCCGATAACTATACCGCTGGCCAGTTTGATGCCATGATATCTCGCATCCCAAATGCCGCGTTCGAATCCGCGGTGCATCGCAATGGCGGCACAGCCAGCAAGTCGGACATTCTCTCGAATTACCTTATCGTTTATCAAGGGCCGACTGACGACGGTTATGCTCTTTACCATTTCCGCGATCCGAACGGCAACATATTGTCGATGAAAAACAAGCGGCCATTCCCGCTTAAAGTGCCGTTGAAGGCAAGATAATGTCGGGTATTCCACCACAAGGTATTCGGCAATCGCCAACGTCGTTGCAGCCAACCCAAGGCCCCGCTCCGGGTCTGATTGACACATTTGTCGCTGGTTCGCGGGTTGGTGTAACTGATTCCGCAACGCCAAAAGACATGATGCAATCCGGCAACTATTTCGCGTTGATGGAGGCCGTTGGCGAGGTCAACGGAAAATCGCTTGGCGATTATCGCCCGTGGTCGCAAACGCTAAATCAGTTTGTGCCTTTTTCAAGCCATTTGGATGTTTACGATCTAGACGCGCTCTGGTCGGACATATCCGAAATTAAGAAACGGAACCCGCAAGCATTGGCGGGAATAAATAATCGAGAAGAATTTGAAAAAGGATTGAGTTATCGCGGCCCGAAAGCTGATAGTGACAGGGATGCCGCCAGTCGCGGCAATGTCGTAGCATCGTTCCTCGGACAGGCCTTTGGCGGGATGATTGACCCGATAAATATATTGGGCACTGGCGTCGGCGCTAAAACATTACGAGGCGCTATTGGGCTTGCGATGTTAGAAGGTGGCTCGCTGGAACTTGCGCAGGAAGGTCTAAAACGCAAACAAGCAAAAATGGCGGGTGCCGAACGCACGGTCGCTGATGCATTTTCAGACGCTGGTATTGCGGCTGTGGGCAGTGGTTTTTTTGCAGGCGTGGGCCGTTATGGTTATGATAATTGGGATGCCATAAAGGCCGCGCCGAAAGCGGTGCAAGAAAAGCTGTGGGCGCAGATTGCGCCAGCTTTGCCCGAATCGATCCGGCCTAAGATGGATTGGGATGCCATCGGCGATGATATGTTGCCCGACATTGCCGAGGCTGTCATTGGCCGCGATAATCTAAGCGAAGCCGAGGCGGATGCCGTGGCGGTCGTGCGGCGGGAAAGTGCGATTGAGGCGCGCAACCCCTTCAAGCCCGATGGTGCCGGGACGCGGGTTCATGCCGAAAATCTGGCTGAGGCGATGCAGCGGATATTTGATGCTCCTACGCCTAGCGGCTTCGGCGCACAGGCGCGCGCTGCTGTTTCACGTGGAAATCGTGAAACACTTAATCGCAGCACGTCGATATCGTCGGGCGTCGTTCCCGGCGATGCGCGCAGTGTTTTGAAAAGCCGGATCAAGGTCGTGGAGTCGTCGGGCAGCAATGTTGCGCGCAATCCCAATTCAACGGCGCTTGGCCCCTATCAGTTCCTGACCGGTACATGGTCACGGCTGTATAAGTCGCGTTATGGTGCATCGGGTAAAAGCGATGCCGAAATTGCCGCGCTGCGCACGGACCCGCGCCTGAATGAAATCCTGATGGACGATTTGATGGCGTTGAACGAACAATCGTTGCGCAGTGCGGGCATCACGCCAAACGCCGGAAATCTTTATCTTGCGCATTTCGCGGGCAATAGCGGTGCGCGCAAACTGCATCGCGTGCCGCCAAATACGCCCGTGCGCGACGTGCTCGGCGATGCGGTGGTTGAGGCCAACCCATTCCTTCAGGGGATGAACGCCGCCGACGTGATTGATTGGGCCGCGCGCAAAATGGGTGGGCAAGGCGGAGTTCCTTCGTCGGGCCGTTCGGTCGATATCGACCCGGAGGCGTCCGTGCGCGCCGATCTTGACCGCCAGCGTGCGCAAATAGACGCCGACCGCGCCGCGATTGAAGGCATCGCGCCACGGCCACGGTTGATGGACGATGACGATATGTTGCCAGAGCCAATCCATGATGGTGGCGATATTCCCGTGCTGGCGAACCCGATTGAAGCAATTGCGCGGCCAGCGCCGATTGCTTCGCCAGCGGTGCCGCCACGATTGCCGACAATCGAAGATGCCGAAGTTAGCGCGTTCTTGCCAAAGCTACGAAAAATCGTGCGCGCGCGCGAAATGTCGTTGAACGAACCGGCCAAAATGGCGGCGGCGCTGGGTGTCGATGAAGCCTTGCTGCGACGCGGCCTGATCCAGATGGCGGCGGGCAAAGAAATTCGCATGAACAAGAAACAGCAATTCATGCGCTTGCCGCAGGACAGTGGCCCGGTCGATGTGCTGAAATATATCGCGCGGGCGGGCGGCATAAAAGACAGCGAAGGGCATGACTTAACCGGCATGTTCCGCGTCGTCCAGACGCGAAGCCGCAAGGTCGGCAAAGGCGCGTTAATGGAGGTCAGAAGGCACAAGGTCGATACGACATATTTGGTGCCGGGGGCTGGTTATATCGTGAGCGATAAAGGCCGGTCGGTTGACGAAATCGGCGAATTGCTTTGGGAGGCTGGCTATATCAACAATGGCGGTGATCGTCCAACGGAGCGCGAAGTGCTCGATATGCTCGACTCCGCATTTCGTGGCGGCAAGAAATTCTATCCGGTGGATGAAGTTGCCACAGCGCGCATCAAAACGGGAAAGCTGTTCCGTAGCGAGGAAGAAGAATATTATATCCGCAACATGTTTGACGATGTGGCGCAAGCCAATGGTTACAGCATGGATGACGCCGGAAACGCAGGCGCGCGCGGCGCGGATGCACCGTATGCTGGCGGGCAAAGCCGCGCCGACAGGCAAGACGAACTAGCGCGCGCGACGGCCAGAAGTTTTGATGCACGGCTTGTCGGTCTTGATGATCCAACTAGTCCGCAATCGCGCGCTGTAATTGATGGCATGATCCATGATCTTGAAATGATCGCGGTACTCGATGCCGACGTAACATTTCGGATTTCTGACGACGGACCCGACCAAAGCATTGCCGATGCGCTAAATGACCTTCGCGCAAAGCAAAGCGAAATTGATGCATTGAAAGCCTGCATGCTGCCAAAAGGTAATGGATAATGAGTATTGATGCCTGTCTACCCGGACTAGTCGCAGATGGTTCTCTGACTCCACAGCGCGCCGAGACGATTAAAAAAGAGTTTCAGCAGCTCAACATAAAACTTTCCAAGAAACTGAACGCCGCGACAGCCGCTGAAGTAGCCGGGCAAATGGTTATAGACGGAATGCAGCGGAAATTGACGCTTGATCAGCTGCATGCGGTTTTGAAAATAAAAGCTCAAAAGCAGGCATTGCTTGATATGCAAGCGTATGGCGACAAAACGGGTAGAGATCCATGGGCTGCCATCCGCGGCATGTTGACTGACAGCGAGTTTGCTCCTTATATGAACGCCTATCGGCGCGGTGAAGCCTTATTTGATGATTCCACGCGCGGGCTATACGAAGCAATTCAAAAGCACCGTCGCAATTTGCGTGGCCAAGTGCGAAACCGCGCGGACATGGACTTTGCGGTCGATGTTATTCATGGTGATAAAAATAGCGATGCCGATGTTAACGCCGTCGCGGGAATGTTTACCGAGGCGTTTGAGGCGGCACGGCAAAGATTCAATAGAGCGGGTGGTAATATTGGAAAGCTAGAAGGCGGTTATTTTCCACATAATCATGATGCCCGCAAGGTGCGTGATGCGGCTAGGTCCCAGCCTGAATACAAGCCGCTGCGTAAGGCGCGAGAAGCCGCGTACAGGACGGGCGATATTATCCGCGCCGAAAAGCTTGATACTGAACTAATCGACCTTAATTACCGCGTGTGGCGTGATGATCAGCTCAAACTGCTTGATGTGCCTAAAATGCGCTCCACGAAAACTGGTGAGCCGTTTGATGCCGATACGCTTGAAGAAGCGATGCGCGATGCATTTGATAATATTAGAACGGGTGGCATGGATGACCTTGGCCCGACCGATGGTGGCGTCGGGCAGACAATGCTTGCAAAGTCCCGAGGTGAGCATCGCTTTTTCGTTTACAAAGATGGGCCGTCGTGGCGGGCTTATGCCGAAAAATATGGCGATCCGGACGCATTCAATGTCGCCATGGGTCATCTAAAATCTATGGCGCGCGACACCGCGCTTATGGAGCGCTTCGGACCAAATCCGCCTGCAACATTTCGGTATTTAATGGACAGGGCAAAGCGCCAGAAACTGCAATCTGGCGCTGACAGCGAAGATGCTATTTTTGGCGCAAAAGCGCAGGAATATGGAACCCAGCAGCTTTGGGATGTAGTAACCGGAAAATGGGACAGCCCGGTCACCGGAAAGCTTCTTACTTATGTAGGAAGGCCGTTGGCAGGCACTCGTAACATTCTAACTTCGGCATGGCTCGGCTCATCGCCATTATCAGCCATCGGCGATTTTAATACACAGCGTCTGGCCAGATCACTTGCAGGGCTGCCGCAGGTTAATATGATATCGGGTATGCTCAAGCAACTTAATCCAGCGAGTGATGCGGATCGAAAGTTAGCGGTTGAATTGGGCCTTGGCGCGCGTAACGCAACGCAGTCGATGCTAGGTCTCAATCGATACTTTGGCGAGCAAAATGAAATCGGTTGGACCTCAATTTTGGCCGACGCAACTCTGCGTTTGTCTGGCAATAATGCGCTGACTGAAGGTGGCCAGCGTGACTTTGGCCTCACGTTCCTGCGTACCTTAGCGCGAGAAAAAACACAAAAATTTGATGAACTGGACGCACCTTTGCGTTCTACGTTGCTCAAGCATGGAATTGATGCTGATGACTGGAACGACATTCGTAGCTCTCCGATGCGCAAAGAAAAGGGTTATGAATATTTTGATGCTCGAAAAATCGAAAATCGCGCAGTCGGCGACAAAGTAATGGATATGGTCGGTGCCGAAACCGACGCCGCAATTCAAATGGCCACCCCCGCAATGCGCGCTCTCGTTGGCGGCGGGCCAAAAGGAACTGTTGCCGGTGAATTGTCAGCCAATGTTATGCAATTCAAGACATTTACAACGAGTTTGTTGATGACCCATGTGAGCCGGATGATTGCATTAGGCCCGAAACGAGGTGCAATTTATGCGGCAAATTTCTTTGTAGGAATGACATTCATAGGAGCACTGTCGCTCCAGCTAAAAGAAATATCCAAGGGCAAAGACCCTCGCCCGATGACTACGGCCGAATTCTGGATCGATGCTGCTCTGCAAGGTGGTGGAATTGGTATATTGGGTGATTTCATGGGAAGCTTCTTCAACGATAGGCAGGCATCGGTTGCTTCGTTCGTGGCAGGCACAACGGCGGGCGCTGCCGAAGATGCTTATGAATATCTAATCAAGCCATGGACAGATGATAATGAGGAAAACAATACATCTGGCATTCCGCGAATGATAAAGCGGTATACCCCAATTGCCAGTTCGCTCTGGTATGAAAAATTAGCTTTTGAACAAATCGTCGTTGATTGGGTGGGAAAACTAGCTGATCCCGAATTTGAAGATCGATATCGCCGTCTAGAACAGCGCGCCGAGAAGGAAGGCACGGCTTATTATGCGCCACCTGGTGCAGGGCTATCCGGAATGCGGGCACCTGACTTGGAAAACGCGTTTGCGGAGTCCGCGCAGTAGCCGCTTGACGCATTAGGACGGTTACGATATTAGCATCTTCAACAGCTGGTTCACCCCTACGCCGAACCCCGCCCTTTTGCCGCTTTGCGGTAGCTGTGGCATATCAGGTTCGGCCATTCGATGACGGTTTCCACCCAGTATCAGCCATTCACCTTCAAGCCCGGCGCGGCAATGACGGCCGAGGCGATTCCATGGCAATTTCTGGCCGGTGAACAGATCGTCGTCACGCACATTGCGGCAGTAACCGCCGCCGAAACCGTGCTCGTTCTCGGCGACGATTACAGCATAAGCGGCAGCGGCCCCGATGGCACGGGCAGCGTCACGGCGCTTGCGGCATGGCCAGTCAATGATGATTTTCGCGTCGAGCGCGCTACGTCGCTTGAGCAAGAATATGAATTGCCGCCGTTCGAAGCAATCCGTTCGTCGGCGCTAGAGCGCGAAAACGACCGGCAGTTGATGGCGTTGCAGGAGCAAGAAGTGGCGCGCGAAAAGCTGGATCACCGCGCATTACAATCGCCAAAAGGTCAAATCGCTGGCGTTCTGCCATCCTTACTCGATGGAGCTGGCAAGTTTTTGTCGCGTACAATTGGCGGTTCTTGGTTTTGGTCGGAAGGCACGGGCGGTGGCGACGCGGCTTTGCGTGGAGATTTGGCTACAGGGCCAGGTGGCGATATCGTGCTTTACGATCCAGATTTATTTGGTAGTGTATTGCGGTCAGCATCCGACAAGCTGCGCGATATTGTAAGCGTTAAGGATTTCGGCGCAGTCGGCAACGGTGTTGCTAATGATCGTCTAGCCATCATCAATACGATTGCTGCTGTAAAAGCCAATGGCGGCGGCACAGTGCTATTCCCCAAGGGGCAATATCTTGTGTCTGGCGTTCAGCAAGTTGTCAGCATCCCTGAAATTAGCGGCACTTTTGCATATGCAGCTACATCTAATGATGTTCAGATTTATGTGACCGACCTTAATAACGTGAACTTTATATTCGACGGTGCGGAGTTGGTCTCCGACAAAACTGACGGCGGATATACGTTGCTGTTTGATGGTTGCTCGAACTTGACGTTTAACAATTTGCAGATGACCGGCGCAACCGTGATGACCGGATCAACCGTCAGCACCACAGGCACAAACGGAATTGGGTTTGTCAGCTTTACGCAAAACTCTGAAAACATCACGTTGAACAACACGCGCATTAACGATCACTACACCAGCGTTGATGTGGCTGGCGACCCTGCATCAGCTTTCCGCGTTACAAACCTAACTTTGACCGGATCGACCTATTTCTATAAGGGCAATTACGGCCTTGCGTGTCGCGGTAATGGCGTCAACGTGCTGGTTGAAAACATATACACTTACGGCAAGAACCGTGGGTTTTTCATCTATGACACCGTGCAAGTATCAGTCACTGGGACGATTGACTTTGCATCCAATGCAAACACTGGGCTTGGCTGCTTGGTCAAGGCTTACACGGCAAACACGCGAAACATCAAAATAGATTGTGTATTCAAGAACAAGGCAAACCTTGCCACTTCGCGTTTAGCGTTCCAATCGCAGCACAACCCCGCCACGCAACCGACCCCTGCGTATGTGGTAGACGTGTTTGTAAAATATACCGAAGAAAACTGCGGGGCGTTTGGGTTAGGGATTGAATATAATTATTTTCAAAACACAACGTCGCAAGCGTCATCGACGGGCACGCTGTTCAACAATTTTACCTTTGTTGGAAATAGCAATAACCGCATAATCACAACAGTTACGCTGGGCGCAGCTAACGTCTGCAACGTAAACCTTGATAACTTTTACGATGACAAAAACGACACGGCACTTCGCAAAAAAGAATTGCTGAACAACACTGGCTTCGTCGGCGCAAAACGTTTTACATACACGCCCGGTTTGCAATTCGGCGGCGGTAGCACAGGCATGACCTTTACCGACCAATCTGCTGACTACTACATCCAAGGCGGGTTATGCACGGTCATAGGCAAGCTTACCCTATCCGCAAAAGGATCGTCAACTGGCGCTGCGCAACTTATCATGCCCGTTTATAGCCGCGAAGATACCCCGCAGCTTCCAGTGTTTTCGGTTCTCGGCGTCTCAGGTATGAGCGGTTTGACAAGCCCTATTCTGGGGTACGTCGAAGCGTCTGCCAGCATTAACGCTCCGCTGTTTATGCAAGGCGCTGCATCATTGACAAACCTTGCAGACACTAATTTTACAAACACAAGCCAGATTAGTTTTCAGGTTTCATATCCCGTTTAACCAACAACACACCCTTTTGATTTTGATTGGTGATTAAAATGGCTTTAGAGAAAAACATTGCGGACGCACAGGACCCGGAAAGCATTATATTGTCCATTTTGATTCGTCAGTTTGATTGGAAGGTCAATGATGAACACCAGCGTTATGGCGCGATTGCCCAAGAATTGCTTGACGTTTATCCAGAGGCCGTATCGAGCGGGCCGGATGGTATTCTTGGCGTAGATTTTTCAAAGTTTATTCCGATGATGCTAAAGCACATTCAGTTACTCACTGCCCGCGTTGCCTTGCTGGAAAATGCAAAATCATGACACAAGGGGAGCGCCTCATGCGGATTGAAACGCTTTTTCATGGGGGCTACCAATGAGCGACCTAGCTATCATCATATCCGCCGCAGTCGGCGCGCTTACGCCGGTTGGCGCTGGCGTCGCTTTCCTTTGGCGGAAATTTGAAACGCTGCAACGTGACGTTAATGACTGCAAGCAGCATCGCGGTCGTGACCAAGAGCGGATGCGTCTGACGACAGAAATATGTTTTGAGTTGTGCACCAATGGCGTGCCGCCCAAAAACCCTTCGGTTGCGCCGCTTGCGCGCACATTGCGCGCGACATGGAGCCTTGAAGAGCCGATCCCGCAAAGCTGGCTTGAATTGCTCGACCAGATCGACGGCAAACGCCAGTCTCTACCACGCTGCCGCCGCCGAGCCTCACAGGAGGCAGTGCAATGAACGCATTCAACCACGGCGCGTTCATCAAAGCGTTGCGCGTGCGTCGCGGGTCAATTCCTGCCGACCTGTACAATGATATTATGGCGGCGCTGGAAGCCGGATTAAAGCCAGATGGCACGTTGAAGCCGCAAACGGCCAGGGTGCCGCACAACAGCGATGTGCCGTGGGTGAATATTGCGCGGTCGCAATTGGGCCTGAAAGAAGTGCCGGGGCCAAAGCATAATCCCAAAATCCTCGAATATTGGGCAGCGGCAAAGGCGTCATGGTTCACCGATGATGAAACGCCGTGGTGTGGCGGGTTCATGGCCTATGTCATGGTCAAGTGCGGCATCGTGCCGCCCAAAGACGCGCCGCGCGCGATTAGCTGGGCAACATGGGGCAAGGCCTGTTCGCCGCAAGTCGGTGCCGTGGGTGTCAAGAAACGCGTTGGCGGCAACCATGTGTTCCTGATCGTTGGCATAACCGGCGACGGCAAATATTATAAGTGCCTGGGCGGTAATCAGGGCAATATGGTGTCGATCATCGACATATTGGTAAGCGAAGTGACGGCGATACGCTGGCCTTCGTCCATACCTTTACTCAACATAAAGCTACCGGTCATGCCGCGTGGCACAACAGGGGCAAGTGAGGCATGAAAACCGAATTGATGCGCGGAACCTTGGCCATTGTGCTGTTGCTGTCGTTCCAGCTCGCGCTGGCGGCGCTTTTCAAATGGCAGGTTCCCGAAACCAATCGCGACATGATAATTTATATGCTGGGGCAGTTGTCCGGCATGGTGACGACGGCGCTTGTTTTTTATTTCGGCACATCAAAATCGAGCCAAGACAAAAACGCGGTCATTTCCAACATGACGGACAATGTGGCCAGCAGCAAAGCCGGACATCCGCAAAGCCCGTCCGATGCACAGGCATTGCGCAACGAGCAGGGCGAGTCATGAACCGTTCGCCCAGCCCTGATTTTACCGCACAACGCGCCGCGCGGCAGCAACAGCGCATTATCGGGCAGCGCGTCGCGGTAAGTGCGGTGCAGACGGCGGCGGTGGAATCGGTAGCGATCGCGGCGGTTGAAGAAGTGATTGCACCAGGCGGCGGTTTGGACGTCCGCCTCAATTCCATCGAAAATCGATTGAAAAAACTAGAGCCATAGGAGGTTTTCATGCCATTAAATTATGCAATTTTTCCACAAAGCGGATTAGGTAATGGTCCAAATCATAGCTTGCCCGCGCCTGTGTTGCGTTTGGACGGTGGGCAGCGCCTTGCGCATAACACTTTAAGCAATAGCATTACCGGTCCATGCGAAATTTACGTTTTTTCGGACGAAGAATGCTGGCTGTCCATTGATGAAACCGGGACCGAACCTAATCCAAGCAACAGTCCGCTAAAAATTCCCGCCGATGTCCCGTTGATGTTTACTATCTTAAAGGGTGTGTGGAATATCAAAAGCCTAGTGGTCGCATAACATGCGCTATGGTCGTCGATATGGCTATTCTTTTCCGGCTAGAAACAGTGCCCCCGCCACCGCCCCAGTCAACACCGTGCTTCCCGTAATTTCGCAGACTGGTTCGGTGCTATCGGTTACGACTGGCACATGGGCGGGCACTGCGCCGATAACCTATGCGTATCAATGGAGCCGGAACGGAACGCCTATTAGCGGCGCGACGGCTTCAACTTACACCATTCCAGATGCAGACCTGAACGCCTTGTTTGGCTGTATTGTCACCGCGACAAATGTGGACGGCAATGCCAGCGCGGCGGCGGCGCTTCTTTATGTTGGCGTGATGGATGTATTGTCCGTGCAGCCAGCGGTCAATTATGAGTTGCGCCGTGAAAGCCGCAGCTACACTGGCAACGTGAGACGGGTGCGCCGGTCGAGCGACAACGCCGAGGCGGATATTGGTTTTACTGCAAACGGTGATTTAGACACAACGGCGTTACTGGCGCACGTCGGATCGCAGAACCTGCTGCTGCGATCCCAGGAGTTTGAAAACGTGGTGTGGGAGGGGGTGACAAGCGCAGCCGAAACCATTGCGGCAAACTCGCAAATAGCCCCCGATGGCACACTGACCGCAGATAGATGCACAGTGCTGTCATCGTCGTCTGGCAGGTTCCAACAAATCACGCTCGCTGCGGCGGGGCAGGTCACATACTCGGTCTTTATCAAAGCCGGTTCAACTGGCACTTGGGCGCGTATCGGATTTTTGGAGACGGCAGTCGTCACCAACCAAGCCCTCTGCTGGGTGAATATGCTAACCGGCGCGCTTGGCACTGTTTCGACACTTGGCTCTGGATGGAGTGGTTTAACAGCAAGTTCAACGCCTGTTGGCAATGGTTGGTATCGTATATCGCTCACCGCTACGTCAACGGTTGCGGCAATATCTGTGCTTAATGCAGCCGCCGATGCGGATAATACGACAAGCAGAACGATCGGGCAAAACCGCATTATCTGGGGCGCGCAACTGAATACGGGTGCGACCGCACAGCCGTATTACGCAACAACGAACGTAGTCCGCACAGGCGACGGGTTTATAACCATTTGGTATGACCAATCTGGCAATGGGCGCAATGCCACGCAAACGACGCCAGATAATCAGCCGCGCATTGTGAATGCAGGGGTGATTGAGACACAGAACGGAAAGCCTGTCGTCAGGTTTGATGGCACTGACATACTCATCACACCAAGCTTCATTTTGGGCAATACAGTGGTCACAGTAGCCAGACGAAGCGCCACTAATCAGCCCGTGGTTGAGGGTGCAAACGTTGCCACCGGGGATCGTGGTCTTTGGGGTCTTCGGGCCGGTTCCACCGATCTCACCACCCACTTGAACTATGGCATCAACGGCGGCGCGCTGAATGCTGCAAATGCAGATGGATTTCCTATCAACGCTCTCCAGATTGTGTCGCAAACGGCAGCAAAGGGAACGGTCGCCACAACTGCATCGATCTGGAGAATTGGCGGCGGGACTGGTGGCTACGTGCAGCTGGATGGTTTCATTTCAGCATTGATTTCGTTCCCCCCTGTTCTCTCCACCGCCGAGCTCCAACTAATCGAGCGCAACCGTGCCGCTTATTACGGCATACCAATCACATAGGAGGTCCAGATGAAAGTCATTCAATTTATTCTGCTTCACGCAGAGACCGCAGAAGAGCTAAAACAGCGCATTCTGCATCAAGCAAACATATGGGCAGGTTTCAATTATCTGCGCGAAGATGACCCAGACTATTCGACCGATGCGTTCGACATGGACGAATGGCACGCGCATCTTGAAACGCCCGGACTGTGGTGGGCGGATTATGGGAAAATATATGCACATCTTGGCGACCGTGGTCGCGAGATTGCGGACCAGATGTTCGGCACTGACCACCCGTTGCAAGGCATCTTACTTAATGCGCCGTTGTCGCTTGATTATCCCGATTCCCACCTTCAAATTGTCGAGGTGGACGATCCTGTGGCTGCGGGCTATTTGCCTGCGCCGGTCGAAGATGTTGAACCATGAAGGTTGCGCTTTACAAGGGCAAGCGCGGCGGTTTCGCTGGTGCGTTTGACGCCGCCGTCCGTTGGTGGACGCGGGGAGCCTATAGCCATGTTGAGCTGATATTTAGCGACGGCATGTCGGCGTCGGCATCTGCACGCGATGGTGGTGTGCGGTTCAAGTTCATCGACTATCACCCCGACCGATGGGATTTTGTCGAGATCGACGGGGACGAGGAATATGCGCGGGCATTTTTCGAAAAACGCGTTGGTCTAGGATATGACTATTTCGGCCTGTTTGGTTTTGTCTGGCGTCCGCACAGCGGATCGGCCTTGCTATGGTTTTGCAGCGAGATTGTTATGGGTGCGCTCAAATTTGATGACCCTTGGCAGTTTAATCCAAATATGGTCGGAGCGATTGCACGCCGCCTGGGCGAAAACTAAATGGACGCGGTGTTTAGCAAGGAATTGAAATGATTGATTGGTTCAAAGGGTTGAATATGGTGGCGAAGCTAAGCGTTGTTTTGACGGCCCTGGCTTTGGTCGCCATCGCGGTCGCCACGATCAACCATTTCATTGATGTCGCTTTTCAGTCGGCCGAAGAAACCGGCGCGGCCAATGTGCGCGCCATTGTTGCAGAGGAAGGAATGTCAAATGTCAAAAATGCCAATGAAGCTGCTGCCGAGGTTAAGCGCGACCCTGTTTTGCGCCATACCGATTGCGTGCGCGACAGTCGAACCCCCGAAAACTGTTAGCGACGTAAGCTGCGCGGCGTATAGCAAAATCAGCTATGCCCAATTGACGCCAGCGCAGCGCGCCTTGCCCGCCGATCAACAGATTGATTTAGGCAATAAAGCGGACAGCGACATGACGGTCGCCGAAATACAGGCGCATAATGCGCGCTACAACGCGATTTGCGGGACCGTGAAGCCCCAATAGGGCAGCGCGGGGCCGTAAGTGGCCGAAGCGCGCTGCGGCCCCTTACAGCGCCTAAAATGAAAGGCTTGGCCGTATTGTGGAATCCAAACTCTAAACCCCTTTAGACTCAGGACAGAAATTCTGTGGTCAACCGAGCGGCGACGTAGCAATGCGTCGCCGTTTTGCTATGTAGCCATGCGACGCTGCGCAGAATTAGCCGCAAACTCGCGTGAAATTCTAAAGTTAAGTAATTGAAAAATAACAGTAGGACAATAACTTACCGTTAGACGACCGGGGAGCAAGGGGTGGGCGTATATGCCCGTGGCCATGTCCGGTCAACCCGCTGAATCGGGCGGTTGCGGGGGGCGTTCAAAAATCTTGAATCTTTGTCTCTCTGCGCGTAGCGTTGATTTCAGGTACCGGCGGCACATCCGCCCGGATAGAAAATAAGAAGTGAGTTATCGGCCATGGGCGAAAATGTCGCGCCATCGCCGCAAAAAGGACGCGGACGAAAACGTAAGAAACCGTCCCGTCACAAA